GACTACTCAATCCAAATTTCAAAACTTTTCTACGAACGTTTCATTGCGAATGGAGAGATTAGCCTCTTCTCACCGCATGACGTACCAGGTCTCTATGATGCTTTTGGTACTGATGCATTTGACGCTCGCTATGTGGACTATGAATCAGATCAGTCTGTTCCGAGAAAGACTATCGGGGCACAGGAACTTATCCTAGATATTCTGAAGGAGAGAGCAGAGACTGGTCGGTTATATCTTATGAATATTGACCATTGTAATGCACATTCTTCCTTTAAGGACAAAGTTTACATGAGTAATCTTTGCCAGGAGATCACTCTCCCAACAAAACCACTTCAGCATATCGATGACCCTAACGGTGAGATTGCTTTGTGTATCTTGTCTGCTGTTAACATAGGTAAGGTATCAAAGAAAGATGAACTGGAAGAAATTTGTGATCTTGCTGTTCGTGGTCTGGAGGAACTGGTAGATTATCAGGAGTATCCAGTAGAAGCAGCAGAATTGAGCACCAAGAACCGCAGGTCTCTTGGTATTGGTTATATCGGTTTAGCACATTACCTAGCAAAAAATGGAGAACACTACGATGACCCAGCAGCATGGAAACTCGTCCACGACTTGTCTGAATCTTTCCAATATTACTTGCTCAAGTCAAGTAATGCCATCGCTAAGGAGAAGGGCAAGTGTGGATATTTTGATAGAACCAAGTATGCAGACGGTATCCTCCCAATCGACACTTACAAGCGTGATATCGATGAGTTCTGTGGGACGGAATTGAATCATGATTGGGAAAGTCTTAGAGAATCTATCGCTACCTACGGTCTTAGGCACTCAACACTGTCCGCACAGATGCCTTCAGAGAGCAGTTCCGTTGTGTCAAACGCAACTAATGGAATCGAGCCACCTAGAGGATATCTGTCCACTAAAAAGTCCAAAAAAGGACCACTCAAACAGATCGTTCCTCAGTATGGCAGCCTCAAGAATAATTACACTCTTCTATGGGATATGAAGGGCAACGATGGATACATTAAGATCGTTGCTGCTATGCAAAAGTTCTTTGATCAGGCAATTTCAGGCAACTGGAGTTATAATCCAGAGAACTATGACAATAATGAGGTCCCAGTATCTGTTATGGCAGGTGATTTCCTGAAGACTTACAAGTATGGATGGAAAACTTCTTATTATCAAAACACATATGATAACAAAGATGATTTGTTAGATGCTATTGATGAAAAACCAAATCAAGTCCAAGATTTATTATCCGAAATTTTAGAAACCGAGGAGGACGACTGTGACAGTTGCAAAATTTAGAACAAATAACCAAATGCGTAGTCAAGTAGATGGTATGACGGTATTCAATACAAGTATCGTTGACAGCACCAAGCAAAAGATGTTCTTTGGACCCCCTCTTGGGGTTCAGAGATACGATAAGTTTAAGTATCCTGTGTTTGATAAACTTACACAGCAACAACTAGGTTATTTTTGGCGTCCTGAAGAGGTATCTCTACAGAAAGATCGCGCTGACTATCAAATTTTAAATGATGCACAGAAACACATCTTCACATCGAACCTTAAGTATCAGATCCTCCTTGACTCCGTACAAGGTCGTGGTCCTGGCATGGCTTTCATGCCTTATTGCAGCCTACCCGAACTTGAGGGTGCCATGAACATCTGGCAGACCATGGAGATGATCCATAGTCGCTCATACACTCACATTATCAAGAATGTATACGCAGATCCTTCTGATGTCTTTGATAAAATCTTAGATGATGACAGGATTCTTGCGAGAGCACAGTCAGTTACTAGTGCTTATGATGAATTCCTACAGGCAGCACAAGAATGGGGTGCTGGTAATCAATGGGAACATGCTTTGGATGAAGTTCCAACAGCACAGATAGAACTTCGTGAACTCAAGCGTAAATTGTATCGTGCTGTGGTCAATGTCTATATTCTAGAAGGCATTCGTTTCTACGTATCATTTGCTTGTTCATTTGCTTTTGGTGAACTCAAACTTCTAGAAGGATCTGCTAAGATTATTGGTCTCATTGCTAGAGATGAGAGTCAACACATGACTATTACCAAGAACATTATCAAAAAGTGGTTGGAAGGTGATGATCCTGAGATGGTTGAGATTGCTAAGGAAGAGGAAGAGAATGTCTACCAGATGTTCCGTGAGTGTGTAGAAGAAGAAAAGTCTTGGGCAGAGTATTTGTTCCGAGATGGATCTCTTATTGGTCTTAATGACAAACTTCTTGCTAAGTATGTTGAGTGGACTGCTAATCGTCGTCTAAAGTCTATTGGATTGAAGGCAATTTTTGATACTCCTATTACAAATAACCCTCTACCATGGACCGAGCACTGGTTATCTTCTAAAGGTATGCAAGTTGCTCCTCAGGAAACAGAAGTAGAATCATATCTAATTGGGAGTATTAAACAAGATGTTGAAAAAGATACGTTCGCTGGTTTTCAGTTGTGATAAGATATTCTTTACCTGGTTGGAGGGAAGACCTCCTACAGACAAACCTACCCAATCAGGAGGAGAGAAATCTCCTCTCAAAGGGTCCGTCAAGTCTCGCTCAAGCGTGGAGAATGCAGGCAATAAAGTACAAATACGTGACCCATGGGACTGAATAAATAATGGAGGTTATATCATGAGTATGTGGCAGAAATTAAAGAGTATCCGAATCCCTGGATGTATTGTGGGAGCGTCTTTGACGGGTCTCTTATTGGGGACAACTATGGTTTTGTTTACAAGATTGCCTGTAGCACCACCAACCGTTCCTACATCGGTAGAAAATACTTCTGGCAAAAACGAAAGCCTAGAGATACTGGTCAGACTACAAAACGGCGAAGAGTTACAAGTGAGAGTAACTGGAGAAACTACTATGGAAGTTGTCCAGAACTTAGTGATGATATTAAAAAATATGGACGGGAGTCTTTTACTAGAGAAATCCTCTCCCTACACACCACACCAGGACGAGTCAACTACGAGGAGACCCGCCAACTCTTCGTTCACGACGTTCTGACGGAGGCACTTGACAATGGGACGCCTACCTACTATAATAGCAATATCCTCGGTCGTTATTACAGGAAGGATTATTTCACCTATGATTTTTGAGACACTTGCTGCATTTTTGATGCCACCCCCACCACCAACTACGGTTGCTGTTGATGCGGTGGAGTACAAAGAGACTTGGAAGTGCCCTGATTGCACCCCGTCAGAGCAGTTTGTTCTGACTGAACTCCAAGCACAAACTAAGATTACAGATCGCAATGCTCTCGCTACGCTGATGGGAAACATCAAGCAAGAGAGTAAGTTTATTCCTAACATCTGTGAGGGTGGCGCTATTGTTTCATACACGAACTGCCTAAGTGGTGGTTATGGTTTGATTCAATGGACTTCTGCTCACCGCTACAGGGGTCTTGGAACCTTCTGTAATAAGTTTGCTTGTGATCCATCATCACTTTCGGGTCAGGTTCGCTGGATGATTAATGAACCAATCTTTCAACGTGTCTTGCCTGAGTTTGAAGGACGTGGAGACAGTATTCCTCAGTATATGACACATGCATACTACTGGTTAGGATGGGGAATCAAAGGTAATCGTGAGGTTTATGCTTGGGATTACAGAGATAAAATGGTGTTTTCCTAAACATCTTGGGGTAGCACCCCACATGGGTCAGTAGCTCAGATGGATAGAGCAATTCACTTCTAATGAATTGGTCGGGGGTTCGAGTCCCTCCTGACCCGCCAGTCGGTATGGCGGAATTGGTAGACGCGCCAGGTTTAGGTTCTGGTGTCTTATGACGTGGAGGTTCAAGTCCTCTTACCGACACTGAGACAGGGGATGAGCTCGCCTGCGACGGTGCTAACCACACTGTGATCTTGAGAGTTGGTTACTTTCTTTGCTCCTTTGGAAACTGTTGGTATGTTAGGGTTGAAAAAATGCCCCATAGCAAGCATACTAATAAGTCCATTGTATCGCTCGAATAGCTCAGAGGTAGAGCACCTCCTTTACACGGAGATTGTCGGGGGTTCGATCCCCTCTTCGAGCATTACTCATATGAGGTTAAATGCTTACAAATGTTATCTGCAAGATGCAAATTATGCAACAAAGAACTGACAAGCAATAGCAAAGTTCAGTTCTGTGGGTGTCCAAATCAGATGAAGGTCGTGGACGATACCGTGGGAGCAATTGACTTGGGTCAAGTAGTTCTAACGAAACATGACAAAAAGATCAAATATCATGGTATGCTGACACCTGATGACCTAAAATACCAAGAGGAACGACGCCAACGTAAGGTCCGTCGCATTAATTTTGAGGAACGCTAATGATTAATCTGGACGCTCGTTATCACGAATATTTACATAGTAATAAATGCTTTACTATTGATGGAGCATGTGAAAAAGTAATCGCCTACGGGTGGACAGATGATGGTTCGACCATTGATGGGTATTATGTCTTGACAAAGAACTATAAACTCCAGTATAATATGAAAGAACAATGTATCTCGATGCAGCAACGCATCGGAGTGTAATCAACCTACTGAATATGAAAATTTTCCTAGACACTGCTGACTACGAAGCAATTGCTGAACGCTATACGACTGGTCTAGTTGATGGTATCACTACAAATCCTACACTAGTTCGTAAGTCTGGTGTAGACTATGTGGAGTTCATTAAAACTCTAGCAAATAACTTTGCCTTTGAAAGCATTTCTGCTGAAGTAGAAGGTGACTCCTGCTTTGAGATGCTTACCAATGCTATTAAGTATCGTGATATTGGTGAGAATGTTACGATCAAACTGCCCCTCACTGTAGAGGGTCTGAAGGCATGTAAAGAACTCACTGCTCAAGGTGTAGAGACTAACGTTACGCTATGCTTCAGCGCCGCTCAGGCAGTGATGGCAGCGAAGGCAGGTGCCACATACATCTCACCCTTTGTAGGACGCATGAACGACAACTCACTCAGTGGTGTTGAACTTGTTCGTGCTATCTCTGGTTTGTATTGTGCTCATGGTGTTCGTACCAAGATCCTTGCTGCCAGTTTGAGAGATGTCCACCATGTCTCTCGCTGCTTAATGTATGGTGCTAGTGTAGTTACATTGCCACCTGCTGTGTTCGACAAAATGTATAACCATGTCCTGACCGATTCTGGTCTGGCAATTTTTGAAAAAGATTTTAAGGAGATCAATGGTTGAAGTTCCATTTGCTGAATTTGAAAAAGACTTCGATGCATACATGGATCGCATTGAAGCAGGTGAAAGTTTTATAGTTCGTAAACCAGATGGAACTGCTGTTATGGCA